TTCCCAGATGCGCGAGCACGTTGCGCATCTGCACGCCGATGGTGGTCAACTCCGCATCCGAGATGTAACGATCGTACATCGCCACGGCGGCGATATCTGCGTACCCTTGCCAAGGCAGGCTATAGGAACTGCCGATGCGGAAATCACCAGCCGCGAGCACGCGGGCCTGCGAAGTGAAGGTGGCTGCCGCCGCCACAGCCGTCGTCAGGTTATCGCGTTGCGCACGGTCGGTCCTCACGCGTGAGGCCACGAGGCTCCAATTTGCAAGGGTGGTCGCGATGCTTGTGCCGGCGGAGGTGACGGTGGTGTTTGTCCCATCGGTGTAGCGAGATGCGCTCATGGTCGCGAGGGAAGTACTGGCATTGCTGTAGATACTCGCGCCGGAAAGGCTGCTTGCAACGTAACCAGCCTTAGAGCCCGAACCGAAGTTGCTTACAAACATTGGGGAGTGCGCTTGATCGGCCATCGTATCCGTCGACTTCACCGCCACGATGTGGGTCAGCTCTTCAGTGTCACCGATCGCCGTCTGGAAAAAGCTCTCGCCGCCCTTGAAGCGCAAGAATGCGCCCTGGTCCGAGGGCGTGCCTAAAACCTCGGCGTTAACTCCGCCTAGCGCCAGGTTCTTTGCAGACGCTCGGACGCCGCGATTGAAAAACCAAAGGCCCTGCAATCCGCTTTCTACGGCCGCATTGAAGCCCACTGCCGACGCTGAGAAATCGGCGCCAGGTACGAGAATATTGGTACCCATGTAGTTTTCTCCTTGAGGGATGAGATTAGAGAATGCCCTGCGCCACGGCTGCGGCAGCCGCCGCGAGCAATTCGGAGACGCGTGCAATATTGAAGTCCGACAGGTGCACCGTGTCGGAGAGGCTTGCCGTTTGAATGCCGAGATCAGAGGTCGAGCCAGTGTCGAGCGCAAATCCCACTTCCTGAGATGCCATCGCCCATGTCGGCAACAGGCGGATATCTACGTCTGCCTGATCGCGGACAAATTTAATCTGGCGCGACAGCACCTCGACGTATTCGCTCCACACTGTATCTCGGTCACTTGAGCGTGAAACCGGGGGGAACCAGATGACAATCTTCGTTCCCGGCCGCGCAGCTTGAATCTGCCCGCACATGATGGTGAGCCCATCGGTGATCGCCGGCCCGAGATCCGGTGAATTGAGATCGCGGATATCGTTGGTGCCAAGGCCGATGAATACGACGTGGGGATCGGCGAGCGTAAAGCGATCGAGGTAAAAGTCGAAATCGAACACATTCCCGTTGCGCACGACCGACTGATCGTCGCCGCCGGCCGCTACCCGGAGGAACGGGTTTTTCGTCTGCTTCGTCGCTTTGTCGGACGCGAGATAGGTTGCCTCATCTCCGGGCGCGACGATGGAAACACGGTCCGTCACGGCATAGGTGAAGTCACCAAACTCCCAGCCCTCGCGGCCTTCGCCGAGCGGTCCCGTCACATCCGACGAAATTTGTCCGATCCCTGCCCCGTTCAGAGTGCCGACGAAGGTGAGCGTGTAGCCCTTGGCGGCGGCTGCGGCGTTCATGCGTGCCGCCATCTGCCGGTTGGTGATACTGTCGCCGATCATCAACACCCTCGCAATGTTGAGCGATCCCGGCGCCACGGGCGGCGTAATGACGGAAAGCGTCGCCTGGTGCCGTATGTCCGGGTTCACCTCGTCGAGCCGTGTCTGCAGGTAGACCGTGCCACCGCAGTTCGTGAGGTCGACAACGAGCTCATCATCGCCGAGCCTGCTGTATGACGGGCGCGATCCATCCGTCGCCGCCTCGCTGTAGAGCGATGCCCGCACGCGGGAAATGTCACTGCGCGCCGGCAGAATGTTGCGGGCATAGATGTGCGTTTCCGCGCCATCGAAGGCGACGAGATGGCCGCCGATGAGCGGCGAGGCGTCGAAGCCATAATTGAAGCCCTCGTCCTCTCCGCCGGAAACGCCCGGTGCGCGGAATTCCGTCGCCGTGAGAGATAGCGCCTTGAAGCCACGATCATCCTGCACGGCCAGCAGCTCATCGGCGCTGCGCGTGTCGCAAATCTCAAAGCTTCTCTCTGGCGGGTTCTGTCGCAGCGAACCGTCCGTTTGAAGCTGCATGCCGACAAAACCGAGATTGTCATGGAAGCTCGCTGCCACCTGCGCGACCTTGGAGACGAGAAGTTCACCAACGCGCTGCCACCCAGCTGGCGACGTGCTCCATGCATATTCTCCCTCGTTCGCGACCGTGCCGCCGACGACCGGATCGGTATGCGTGCCGGCATCTGGTCCCGCAACCCGACCTGCCTGGCCGTTAGCCGATCCTGCGATGGCCGAGAGTTGCGCCCATGTTCCTTTTTGAACGAGACCTACGGAAGCTGCTTCGGCAATCAGTTCGACTTCGTTGATCTGCGTCTGTAGGCCGGACGCCGTGTTGGCGATCTTCGTGTCGATCGTCGGCCCGATAGACCGGATCACGTACTTGTCTGGTTCAACCGGATCGGACGTCGGCCCATCCGGCCAAGCTGCTGCGAAAGCGTCCCTAATTTCATTTGCCATGAAGCGCTCCATGAAGGATCGACCCGGCGCGCGGCCAAGGACGATACAGCTTTTGATTTTTGGTTTGTCAGACGATCGTTACGGTGACGGGGCCCGAATATGGGCCTCCGATGTCAGAGACGTTGAACGGGACAGCGTAATAGTCCCAGACGCCTTGAGGTGCGCACGAGGCCGTCTGCTGATAGAGAATTGCGTCATCAACGGATCCCGCGAACGTGGAACTTTCATTGAAGCCGGCTGCGTTGTTGCCCGTGACCGCGGTCATTGTGCCGAGATAAGTTCCGTTAGCTGTCCTTGCTGTCCCGTTGACCACTGTCCCGCCGTTGAAGCGAGTGAAGACGCTCCCCGCCGTCAGATCGAGGACGGTCATTGAGTAGCGGTAAACTTCGCCTGCCGTGAGCGCGACAGACTGCAGAAGCGAATTCGCGCTTCCTGCAGCGTGTGTTGCCTTGCCGCTGGCGATCGTCCAGCCCGCCCCCTTCGTCCAGGCGGTGTCTGTGTCGAACCCTGGGTTGCTGTAAAGGTTCGCTCTGGTCGTGTCGCCATCCGTGAACGAGTAGCTCGCCGACGGTCCAACAGCGCGGGTTCCGACAAGCGTTGCCGTGCCCGGATCAAAGGCCAAACCCGCAGGCACGCGATAGATCTCCACTGAACGAACGTGTGCGTCGTTTCCAGTCGAGAACGCGAAGGCAGCATGGCCGAGGCGCTGCGCCGATCCAGTCAGCGCGAAGGACGTGAGCGCGGCCGGAGGCGTCGGATCTGACGTTGACGTGACGGTTTCCGTCACTGACCAGTTCGAATATCGCCTGTTAGACGCAATAAACGCAGCCTGGATATCAAGTACCTTGTCGACCGGTACATTCCCTGTCGAAAGGTCGATATACCCACCCGATGGTTCGGCGCTCGGGTTAGGTTGCTCCACCCATGCACCGGGCGTGCCGAGCCCATCAGCATCGGCTACCCTGTAGCGAACGACCGGCGTCAAGCTACCATCTTCCGGATCGATAATCACGACACGGATATAGACGCTGCCCCCGTTTGTCTTGGCTTGGATCAGATTGATGACCGGCGTCGGGATTTCCGAGGCGTTCACCGCGGGCGGTACCGGCGGCTGCTGCCCCTCTTCCGTGGCCGGGTTCCACTCGTCGATGCCGTCGGGATGCTCGATGAAGTCCATAGTGAAGCCGCCCTTCGTAAGGGCGACGATGGATCGGCGGTTCTCGACCAACTTGCCGTCTAGCTTGGGCAATCTTTTCGGCGTTTCCAGTCGGACCCACCGCGCATAGACCGCATTGATGCCGGAAAGCCTGACATCAAGGCTGCCTTTGACCTCCTGGCGCTGCCGCAGCCAGTCACGCTTTCCGAGGCGCCGGGCTTGTCGCCACTGGTGACACCATTCGTAGCTTCCCTCCATTGTCAGGACGCGGCCGGCGGCGATCTGCGCGTCTGTATCCTCGAAGAAGTCGGTGTCGCAGCTCGTGTAGTTCGTCGCCGGATAGGTGAATTTCGGTACGAGGCGGTTGCACTCGTCCTCGAAAAGCACGCCGTATTGCACGTTGTGGCCGACGAGATCGGCGTCGGTCAGCGTCGCCGTCCTGCTTTCGCGGAACTTGCCCACGGTGAGGATACGGGCGCCGTCGCCCCGGGCAACAAGGTGACCGTCGCAGGTTGCGAGGATCGCGTTCAGTCCCGACTTCGGTCCGTTCTCGGTCGTATCCCAGCCGTTGCACTGGTAGCGCTTTTCCGTGCCGCCGCCGGCGAGAGGGACGTCCTCGTCGCAGATGTCCGCTTCCTCTTTCCAGAGGTCGATGACCGGCAGGAGCGCCTTCTGGTAATCGAGGCCGAATCCGAATTCGTTGAAGCAGAGATGCCAAGCGCAGATGACAGCAGAGTTGCGGTTCCAAGTCCAAGTGCTTGGATCAGCCGGATCCTGCGCCGGGTCGCGGAAATCCCAGCAATAGGCGCCATCGATCTCCACCGAAGGAGACGGGGCTCCGTATGGAAATGCCGTCTGCTGATCCTGCGCGTCTGCATTGTGCGCCCGCATCGCGAGCGACGCCTGTCCGTCTCCGCGATGATCGTTGGTCCAGATGCCGTCCGCGCCCAATGCCGAGACGAGCTCGGCATATGGCGTTTCCGGATTGGCGCCGAGGCGCGTGTAAAGGCGCACATTCGCGGAGCCCGCGCCGTACCGGCCGCCTGTCGTGAGCGGCGTGACGACATTGTCGACGACTGTCACTTCATCATCATTCAGGTAGAAGCGGTTGAACGACTTGATCCGGTGGCCGGCGATCGCCTGGACCGAATAGAGATTGGAGCCTTTCGCCTCCCACATCATCCGAGCGCCGGCTACGCGCGTGCGGCCTACGGCATAGACACGGAACGGTATCGCCTGATTGAGCGGTGACCGGCCATCTTCCGGCTTCGGTGGCTTCGGTGCTTGCGCCAGCAGCGCCTGCAGCCCAATTGATATGGCCGTCGTTGCAATCGCCGAAGCAATCGACGCGTAAGAGATGGACGCAACGCCAATGTTGAACGCACCAGTGCCGAGAACAGCGGTGAAGATCGGCGTGAATATCGGATCGAACAGAACTTCGCTGTAAAGCGACGTCGTGCATCCCAGGCCATAGCGCTGCAGCATCATGCGATGATGGAAACTCATACGTTCGGATCTCCATCCGGCGCACGCCAGGCGGCAACGTGATCAAGTTTCTTGGCGATGACGCCGGACGGCGCCAGCAAGGCCCAGAGCGGACCGAAGCGGACGGCGCATACTTCCTTGACGCCGGCCATGCCAGCAGGCGCGAGCACAACGCCGACGTCACCGTCGCTCGGCTCGTCGGTACGTACAAAGCCCATCGGCTCCAGTGCGGCCGCAGCGAAGGCAACCAGGCCGCCGGCCCGGGCCAGAATGTCGTGAGCGCCTTCGGCCGTGCTGTATGTGCCGCGATAAGCCGCCGCGGGATCGACGCCGACGCTCTCGCGCAGCCAGGTTCCGCAGAAGGTCGTGCAGTCATCGCCAGCAACCCCGCCCCACCTGAATTGGTGTGGCAGGGCAAGAAACTCTTGCAAGGTCATGGCAGCCCTTAGAAATTCGGCCAGACTGGCTGAACGCCCCTGGCGAGCCGGCTCACGCCGTCGCAGAACTTGTCCGTCGGCGAGATCGCCTTCTGATGCGGGCTGGACCAGACCGAGCGCGCGCCCCGGGACCGCGTCGCCTCGCCTGTCACAACGGCAAGAGAAAGCGTGATGCTCGGGCTGTCGCCCTCCTCAACTGGCGGGCTCACCTCTCCGGTATGTGACGCGGTCCCGGTCCAGATCGGGATGATGCTGCTCATCGGCTGGAAATACCGATCCAGCGTCGTCAGACCCATCTGCACTGCTGCTCCGCGCACCGGTGGCAGGCTGTCGAGCATCTTCGCCGACGTCGTTGGATCGAGGCCCGAAAGGGTGAACTCGACACTGTCCGCCGTACCGTTGACCAGCACCTCGAGCGTCGGCACGCCGATAAGACGGCCGCCACCGAGATAGACGGTCCCGGTCGGATCGATGCTGTCGAAATTGGCCGGGATATCGTTGATCCCGAACCAGAGATGCAAAGCAGGATCGGTGTCGACCCTGAGGAAGATGCCGAGCTGGTGGCTACCCCGCATCTCCTCGACGATGCTCGAGGGTACGAACTCCATCAGAACGCCTCCGTAAACTGAAGCGTCGGCCGCGAGTGATACCAGCCCTCATAATCCCAGGGCAGCGTGAAGCCGCGAGGGAACTTCATGACGCACATTGGCCGCGCAAGCTCGACGCGAGTTCCGGCGGTCACCGCCTCGCGCAACGGAGGAGCGATAGCAAGCGTGTAGACCGGGTTGGTTTCGCTCGTCTTAGAGATGACCTCCCAGTATCGATATGCGCGCCAGCCCTTGGTGGAGTGGTAGATCGAGAACCAATCCGACCAACGCAGCGGCCGTGCTGCGCCGTAGACGCGCATTTTCAGGATCCCAGCTCCGAGGCCGGCCGCTTCCGTCACCTCGCCGTAGACGGTCGCCTGGCTGTAGCCGGAACCGTCCGAGAAGAACGAACCATCGGAATGGGGAATGCCCTTGATGATCGGCCGCTTCTTGCCGTCGATGACCGGAAACGGTCCGATGCCGTCATTGATGATGGGGACGTTGAAGAAGCGATAGCCGCCGTTCCCACGTGCCCCGAGCCAGTTGATGACCTCGTGCCGCTCTGTGTCTTCAGCCTGCAGGACGCACCGCTCATAGACGGCAGTGACGATACCGCCGCCGCTGGTCTCGATGCTGATCGACTCCCCGATACCATTGACGCCGCCGTCGATCGCCGACCCGGGATTGTCGAAACTTGCCCGGGTCGGCCTGAGATACATGATCGGCACAGTAGGCTGGTTGATGTAGACTGCCATCCATCAGCCTTTCTGCGCTACAAATCGCTTCTGCGTTTCCCCGAAGCCGACGCGGCGCTGCTGCTCGTTGTACTGAGACAGCGCCTGCCCGACGCCTTGCCTTACAAGGGCACGGACGTGATCATCGCCATTGGCTCCGATCACGTTGACGTTGAGGTTAGCCGGGGCGCTGCTGCTGTTACCGTTGTCGCCCATCATGCGGGCGCTCCTGTTGGTGTCGAACACCTGCGACCCACGCGGGAGCTTTACCAATTCCGGACCGCGTTCGCCGACGACCGACAATCCGCCAGGCGCGTAGCTCGTGCCGTCGGCGTAGAGGCCTATACCGCCCTTCAACCAAGCGCTCGCAAACTGGCCGGATCCCGAAAACAGTCCCATGCCGTATTTCGTCAGGCCGCTTAGAATGCCGCTACCGCCGCCGTTTGCCATGAGCGCCTGCGGGATGCTTTGGAGCGTCGAACCGAGCTGCACGAGGCCCTGAGTTGCCTGCTGCGCGGTTCCGCCGAACTTCGACAACGCCTCTTCTGCGCCGTCGAGCCGGCCGGCGAAGTTGTGAGCGCCTTCGGGGTTGCCCCACGAGAAACCGGACGGCCGCTCGAAGCCGGCGAAGGCCGCGGTCGCGCCCCGAACATCCTTGGCGCTTCTCAGCGCCTGCCATGCGCGGCTTTCCGGGCCCATGAGTTCACTATAGGCGAATTCATGCTGCGCCAGGGCGTTGCTCAGGTTTCCCTTCCCGCCGATCGCATTGAACAGGTTGTTCCTGCGGTCGTTGTGCTGGTAAAGCCCGAAGGCATTGCCGCCGTCGCCTACGGCGAGCGGGTCGAACGCGCTTTCGGCCTTGATGTTGCCGAGGACGCCGGCGACCTGATGGTCGGCGAGACCCTTCGACTTCCAGAAGTTCCAAGCCAGTTGCGCACCGGACCCGGAAACAGGACCGAGCGACGAACGCGCCACGGCGCCAACCGGGGCGGCAAAGNGGCAAAGGTCGCGTTATCGTTCGCAGCCCCACCGAGCAGGTTGCTCACAACGCCCCCGGCCCCGGAAGACTTCCCGCTTCCGCCGGTCAGCCAATTGCCGGCAGCGGTAGCCAGCTGATCAAAGATGGCACCCCAAGCCTTTTCGCTGGCCTTCTGCGCAGCACTCAAAGCCGACTTGACGATTGCATCACCGATCTTGCCGCCGTTCGCCCATGCCTCCTGGTGAATGCCGTCGAAGAACCCCTTGAAGGCGTCCTTCGCTTCATCACGCCGCAAGCCTTGGCGGATTGCGTTGGCCTCAGGGGAATTCAGGTCCTCATTGAAGCCGTAGCGGGTGAGCGTGGTCGCNGGCGGATTGCGTTGGCCTCAGGGGAATTCAGGTCCTCATTGAAGCCGTAGCGGGTGAGCGTGGTCGCTACCTGCCGATCGATGGCGCTGCGCTCTGCCTGGCGCTCCTGAAACGAGATGTCGAGCCAGAAGTCAGCCTTTGCCTCAGCGGCCTGCCGATAGGCCTTCGTGACGTCGTCGACCTTTTCCTTCTGCGTTTCGAGCTCGAAGAAGTTCGGCTTTTGCCCAGGCACCGGGACGGCCGTCAGCCTGCCATCAGAGTTTAAGATGCTCGTGGCGTCCGGGTCGCCGCTCAACTCGATGTTCGGTCGGCTGGTCGGAACACCCGGGTTGCGTGGCATGAAGTCCGCGGTGCGCATCGTCCTGCCGTTTTCGGTGAAGAACGATCCGGAGATGATGTCCTGAACGTTGTCGGCCCCAGCGATGCCCGCAATCCAAGCAGCGCGCGCTTCGCGTGAAGCCTCGATGCTGTCTCGGATCGACTTGGTAATGAGGTCGAAGGCGTCCCGGAACCCGAGGACGGACTTAATGCCATACCGGTCTACCGCTTCAGACAAGAAGCGCTGAGCGTTGTTGATGTCCGCTATGGATGCGGTACCCTCGTCGAGGCGCTCGCGAAGGTCACCGAAGGCCTGCGAGAAATCCCGGATGAATGCGGGGTCGGCATCGATGCTCCGGAGGCCGCGAACCGCCTCGGAGAATTGCCGGTTGACACCCTGCAACTCCTCGCCGAGGCCCTCTAGCTCCCGGCCGGCCAGGATCTCTCCTGCTTCCCGACCCTGAGTGATCTTGTCGGCTCGATCGAGCTCGTCGACATAGGCCTTCAACTGTGGCGCAGCGTCGCCCCAGAGAGCGGCCGCGCGGCGGATCAGGTCGTTCTGCTCTTCGAAGAGCTTGCTCGTCTTGTCGGTCCCGCTTTCGGCCGTCATGAAATACTGGACGAGCGCGGCGGTACCGGCGGTCAGGCCGATGGTGACCAGCGAAACAGGGCTGATCAGCGACGCGAAGGCCGAGGCCAGACCGGAGACCGGCCGCTCCATCGAACCGAGAACGGACGCAAGCTGCGTTCCCTGCTGCAGGCCGATCATGAGCGGGTTCATGCCCATGGCGGCCGTGACGGCTATGTCCTGAAACTGGAAAGCCGCATTGGCAGAGTTGAAGCCCTGCCCGCCAGGTCGGTTCGTGTTCGCAGCCTTCACCGCAGCGCCGGCGGCCGTCGCCGATGTCTTCAGCCGTTCATAGGCCTGCCGCTCGCGATCGAGCGCCTGTGTCATCTCCTGTGCCGTGATGGCGCCGAGCTTGTGGGCCCTCTGAATTTCGCCGATCGAAGCCTCGTAATCGCGCGTGGCTTTGGCCAACGGCTGATACTTAAGCGTGAGTCGCTCGACTTCCATCCGGAAGGCGCGCACATGCTCATCCTGCGCTCCGAACGAGCGGCCGAGATCATCTATGGGTGGCTTGAGCCTACCAGCGCCCTGCCCGGCCTTCCCAAGCGCGCCGCCAAGCTGCTCGACCTCGTTCTCGAGCTTCCCAACAGCCTGCTGAGTGCGACCAGCAGCTGCCGTCAGATGATCGAGGTCAGCCGCGCCTTTGACGGCCGGCGAACTATCGATCTTGAAACCAAGGGTCGCTTCAGACATCGGCTATCACTTCTTGCTTGGGAAGAGCGCATCGAAGAGACGCGCTGAGAGCGGACGCTCTGAGACTTTCGGCTTCTCTGGCTCTGGCTCATCCTTCGGCGCCATGATCTCGCGGCGCTTCAGGTCCATTGCCAGGATGGCATCGAGCGGCCACTGCTTGAGGNCTTCAGGTCCATTGCCAGGATGGCATCGAGCTGCCACTGCTTGAGGACGAGGCCGCGAAGCCTCGCCCACTCTCCAATTGCCTGAAACCCGAGAGCGTTGGGCCCGTAGCCGTTCCCGGTACGCTGGCTGTCCAGCTCTCGGAACCACCACCAGACCTGCTCACCGGCCGCCGGCACGGCAATCTTCTTGCCGTTGTGCTGATCGTCGATCAGCTGACAGAGGCGGCCAATGAGCCTTTGGTAAAAGACGAACGCCGAACCGCCCTCGCCTCGACCTGGTCACGGATGATCCTGAACTTGGTGTAGAGCGTCTTCACGTTCTCCTCGGAGAAGGGAACGACACTTCCCCCGATTTTCGGATTTGGCGACCAGCTCACAGTGGCCTTCGCGAGAATAGCGATCATACGCCCATCGCCGTCGTCTGCTGGCGGTTCACCAAGGCTTTCGCGCTCAGCCGCCGCCTTGGCGAATTCGGCTGCAACATCGCGCATGGCCTTCTGCATGCGATCGCTATCAGGGCCGACTACGCGGATCTTGAGGCCGATCGGCTTCGCCTGCTCGTTCAGGATATCGATCTCGATACCCTCCTCCTGGGATTGGACGAGGGCTTCGAGGCCGGAAAGGTCGACAAACTCTTCAGCCATTACGCACCACCTGCAGGAGCAACCGTCAAAACGGCGCTATTGATTTCGACATTGCCCTGCAGCAGACGAGCGGTGTTGGCGCCGCCGCCGTTCTCCTGGGCGGTCATGACGATCCCGTAGAAGTACTTCGTCGTTCCCGTCGGCGCGGTGGTGGCGGTATGGGTGCCCGACTGCGTGCCGCTGGTGGCAATCGCTGCACCGCCCGGAGTTGCCGCGACCTGAAAGTCGTTCGCAGACGGGCTGACGACGTAATAGGTGGTGCCTGCCGTGAGACCCGTCGGCAGCGCGCCAGTCGTCGAGAACTTGACCGGAGTGCCAGCGGCTAGGCCATGAGCATTCCAGGAGATCACGCCAGGGGTCGCGACGGTGATCGTGACCGTCGACGTTTTCGCTGGTGGCGCGTCGTTGAACAACAGCTTGAACGGATAGTTGTAGGGCGTTGCCTCGGCTTCTATAAGCGCGATCTGACCGACGTCATCCGGAAGGATGATGAAGTTGTTCTGCATCGAACCAGCGTTTCGCGTTCCCTTCGCCTTCAGGTCACGGCCGGACGAAATGACGGATTCGGTGATGAGCGCCGCGGCGTCACCGATCGCGCCCATCGTCTGCCAGCCTTTGATTTCCGTGAAGGCTACCGACGCGAAGAGCGCCTCGTTGATATCCGCGTCATCCGGAACGTTATTCACCGCCGGCCCGATATAGATCTTCGCGCCCGCGACTGGGTACAGCTGAGCCATAGCTCAATCCTTTCTGTCTGATTGCGCTTGCCGAAGGCGCGGAGCGGCAGGGCCAATCAGGCCGGAACGTGCGGGTAGCAAAGCCAACGCGCCGTAACGGGCACGGTGACATGAGTGCTACCGATGATTAGGAGGCTCATTTCCGGATCTTCATCGAACCGGATCTGTGTGCCGTCCTGATAGAAATTCGTGCCTGCTTTGAAGTGGTTGCAAACGACGCCAGCAAGCTCGACAGCATCGACCTGCGCGCCACCCTTCGGCCAGTTCACGTTTCCGCGAATGAACCCCTGCCTGATCGGATCAATCTGAAGCGACAAGTCAGTTCTGATCGAGCGATTGAAGTGGATTTCAAAGCTGACGTACTTTGTCGTAGCTGTCGGGGAAAACGGCACGCCGGGTAGAGCTACGTTTCCGGCGTGCGTCATCCCGGCAGGGAGGGGCAATGCCATCATCCGGAGCATGATGCCCTGGAAAATGTCCTTTTCAATCGTGTCAGCCATCTGCTACCTCTAGGCCTATGGCCGAAAACAAAGCGCTCTCAGATACCGAGGTGCATGACCTCCTGCACGAGGCGCAATTGCTGCTGCTGGAACAAGACAGTGCGAACCGAGAACGGCCGGCAGGTTCTTTCCGCCGCGATCCGCGATCTGGATGTCCTCCAAAAGGCTTTGATCATCATGTCCGAGGGGACGGACCCGCTTCAAATCGACCGCGAACCTTCGCCTCTGCTTCCTTGACCGTCTGCGGCCAGGTCTGAGCCTCAGCATCGACGAAGCCGAACCCCTGCTGATTGTAGACGCGGCCCAGACTGTCCTGCCCGACGAAGCCGTAATTCATGCGCGGACCATAGGCCGCCTGAAATCCGAGGTAGAGCGTCTCTCCGACATCGAGGTTGGAAATGATGAGCTCGATCTCTCCGCTCTGATCCGGATATTCCCTCTCGCCCTCATCGATGCGTGGCATTGTCGAAGTCGATGCCATCAGCGAGTTCTTGAGGTTGCCGGTATCGACCGGTATGCGTCCACCCTCCGCAACCGATCTCCGGACGTTATTCGCGACCATCTGCGCCGCGGTGCGCAAGACGGCCGCCTCACGCTCCTTCTCCGCTTCCACCCATCCCGAGACCTGCGCGGCAAAGCTCAGCCTGTTCGCTGCCATTAGCGGCCTCGCGATCTCGCGTATTCCTCGGCGAAGTCGAAGTTATATTCGACGTGGCAGCGGCAGCCGATGATCTCGGCCGCTCCTGCACCGAGGCTCGTGTCGCCGGGGAAGCGCATCAGCGCGCCGGAAGGCGACTGAAACGGCAGGTCCATGCCCGTCACCTCCTCTGCGTTCAGGACCTGGTGCGTGTGGCGCACCCTGCCGTCGCCAACGGAGCGCCACCGGCGGGTGACCAGGCTGGCATCACGGCCGGCGCGGTCCAGCCCCTGCTGATAGGCCTCGTGCTTCGCAGCGTGGACAGACGACTGCGTCTCGGTCCGGGCGATGGTCTGGGCCCGGAGCTGCACGTAGCGGTACGCCAGGCGGCCGGTGATCTTCGGCACCG